GTGTAGTACCTAAAACCATTCTTGTCAGCCCATTCAGCCATTGTGAACTTAGTCCCATCATTACGTCTCCGTGCCCTTGGCATTGGGGTGTCTGGGTGATAAAACACAAACACCAGTTCTTCAAATGTTAAACTCTTTCGTATGTCTACATACTTTCGTGCTTCTTCAGAGTCCCTGAAGCGACCTTTGGCCTCTATCAGGAAGTCTCCGATTGCAAAGTCAGGCTCGTACATCTTAGTCTGTGTGTATGAAACACCTGAAGTGTGATACTCACATCCTTTAAGAACACCTGTGTGCAACTCATACTCAAACCAACTGTCGTAGCCCTTAGGAGGCCTCCCCTTAGCTTTTGCCATGAGGAGTCTCAAAGTTGATCTCTGGAACTTTGGGCTCATTTTTAACATCGGTTAAAAACCTTATACCAGTAGAATAAATAAATCCTCTTAAGGATGGGTAACAGTGGTGCTTGTAACCGCAATACGAGCAACCCGTAGCGAGCTTTTTGTTTCCAGATTTCCCATCGTCCACGGGCTCGTGACAGAAGGACGGAGGCTCTGGAAGCTCCACCACCTTTTTTACGTGGCGTACTCGCTCTGCAATGTCATAACTAATGAAGCTATGAACAGGAGCCTGTGTGTCTTCCTCATCATACTCAAGGTAACACAAGTGACCATTCTGCTTGTCAATAGCTATCCACCCGTACTTGGTGTCGCCCTCAGAGTGAGCGTAGGCTTTCAACTGTGCTACATAACCAAAGGGGTCATCATACGCAAGAGTAGCGTCCTTGAACTTCTTGAAGCCGTAGGTTGAAGTTGACTTAACGTCAACCAGTCGACCATCAATACGGGCATCCATAGATCCCTTGACACCCTCGACCTCACAGAGTTTCTGTTCGCCTTCTACAGCATGTCCTGCCATACGAGTCAAGAACAGAATCAGTTCTTCAATCATATGTCCATACATGAACTTAATGTAGTTATGCGGCTTCATCTTCTCTTGCGAGTATTTGTTCGCACTGTACCACAACTGACGATCATTCTTGCCAATGGCACTCAAGCGTAGCTTACGTGCATCACGGACAGCAGGTTTGAACTCTTTCTTCATGAGGTCTTTCATGGCCTCACCAAAGCGTTCAATCTCTGCGTCAACATCTACGTCCTTAGGAGTATTACGGTTCTCCATCAGCGTGTAGATGTCGTCTACCAATGTGTATATTGACTTATTCATGATCCATCTCTACTAAACACTCATCAATCAAATTGTGCCCAAGCATATTAGCCGCAATATCTATCTTCTTCAATTGGAACTGAAGGCGACGCTCTTGCATACGAACAAACTCCATTAGCTTTTGCACATTTTCAGTTCCGATGGTTAGCCCTGAGAGAATCTCCTCAAAGTCTTCTACACTATAAATATTCTTAGTCATCTCGTTCTCCTGTTACTATTCTATTAGTATACCATTTTAATGCGTCTGTGCCCAGTTATTTCCAACTTTATATTCACCATCCAAAGGACACTTAAGATCAAAGGCGATCCCTGCGGCCTTGATGGACTCAACCATCAGGTAGCCGACCTTGTCTGCTTGGTCAGTCCTAGCTTCCAACTGATACTCATCGTGGATAGAGCCAAGGAGCTTGTAATCGAGTTTCCATTGCGGAGCAAACTCACTAAAGATTGCGAGTGCCTTCTTCATTACAATCGCCCCGGCTGACTGAAGCAGTGTGTTTAGGGCACTATGTTCACTTCTGATGTGTAAGCATCGTCCGTCCAGTCCCCTGAGGTGTCCTCGTTGAGACGCTGTTGAGACTCTTTCTCTAAGCTCTGCAAGTGCGGGAGTATTGTCGAGAAAGCGTTGTCTAAGTTTCGCTCCAGTTCTCTGACTTCCATCCACAATAGAACCGATCTTGGCGTCCCCTGCTCCGTATAGAAAGGCGTATATAAATGTCTTTGCTTGAGAGCGTGTAGACAATCCTGCATTGCGCTGATTTGTTGTGTGAATGTCTCCGTTGATGATTTCATTCGTGTACTCCTCATCATCCATATAGTGTGCAAGCATTCGTAACTCAAGGCCACTTGCGTCCACACCAACTAACTTACGTCCTTCAGGCACAATCCACAGAGCACGACACTCTGTCCCATAAGGAACCCCTACGGCAGGCACTTGAGCCATATTAGGACTACTGTGTGTCATCCTACCTGTCACTGCTCCGATTGCGTTGACTTGTCCATGGACTCTATCGTCATCCTCGACTGCGTCAATCCACGACTGGACTTGTGCGATCCGCTTCTGAACCATAAGGTACTCTGCAATAAGCTGTGCCTCAGGTATGTCAGTAACAGTCTCCAAGACCTTCTCATCAACAATAGCTTGACCAGTCTCCGTAAACTTCTCAGGCTTCCATCCGAATCGCCTAAGATACCTCCCTATCTGCTTACGGCTACCCAGATTAAACTCAGGCCAATCAATGCGAGAAAAAGTTCCTCCGACATTTACCCAATCCTCTCCTAGAAACTTAAGCCCGACAGACGATAGATTACCGTCCTTCTTATACTTAGGTACGATCTCCTTAATGAACGTCGGAAGCGGTTTAAACTTCTCGTGAACTTTCTCCTCAAGGTCATACTGTGTCTCCTTTAACTGTGCGACTAAGTCGAACGCTTGTCGTTGGTCGAGGAGCCATCCGTTAGACATTTGCTGAGTAACTTCACGCTGTACTCTGTGCTCCAGATCAACACTTGTATCTCCAAACGGTTCAAGGGCTTTCTCAAGAAAGGCAAGTACCTGCTCAGTAACTCTAACGTCTTGATTGCAATACTCAAGCATTTCAGGCGTAAGCCTAGTCCAATCATGATAATCTCCTTTGGGAAACTTTAAGCGTTGTCCCCAAGCGTCCAGTGAGTGACCACCTTCAAGGTTGGGATTGTACAGACGAGACAGTATCAATGTGTCTGTAACGTCTCCTGTTACTTTGACACCTAGGATTCTTTCGACCGCAGGGATGTCGTAGTTAATGAGGTTGTGGCCGACGTGTTCTGTCACATCCGAAAATAACTCCTTGACCATCTCCGCTGTTGGGTTCTCAAGTGTATACATCTGATCGCCTTTGATTGCACATAAGCACCAGATTGTCTTTGGCTTGAGGCCGTCAGTCTCAATGTCCCAGATACAACGCACTTAGAACTCCTCGATGTTGTTAGCTTCATGGACTTCTGGTTTCTGCCCACGCTCTACTCGACCTGTTAAGGAATTGTAATAGAGCCACCCTGCACTGCCTGTGATGCCTGTACGTCTGCACTTGACGACCTGCACTTGTGTGCTGTTCCGTGCATACTCGTCCTCTGCCATCTTGTCACGACTGAGTAGGATCGTGTTAAACGATATCTGGTTAATGGAACCAGAGCCCTTCAAGTCGTACTCGTTGACGTTGTGCGGGTTCGTCAGGCTAGGCTTACGCATATGACTAACGACGATGATCGACACATCGGTCTCCTTGGCGAGCTTAAGCAGTCGATCCATAAAGTCATCAACAGTCTCGTTAGAGTTGCTTGTGACAGCCGCTTGCAGTGGGTCGATGATAAGTACATCACACCCGTTACCTTTGACCATCGCTCTCAACTTCAAGAACAACTCATCGGTATCGACAGCCCCATTGTGATCCAACAGCAGGATGCGACCGTCAGTGATGATGTCAGAACGTAACTTGTCAAAGTCGATGTTCTTACGATCCTCAAGTGACAGGTTGTGCCCTGTGTGGATTGTCAACAGGTTCTCGACAGCTTCACCATTGGATGCCTCTAAGAACGCACAGCCGATGGTCTTCTGGGTATTCTTCCAGAAGTGGTAGGCGATCTCGTTGACCATCGTGGTCTTACCAACAGACGTCAGTGCACCGATAACGGTGATCTCTCCTGCGGCAATGCCTCCGTTCAACATTGAGTTCAGCATACCAAAGCTCTCAGGAAACGGAATAATCTCCTCAGTGCCTCTCTTGATGAAGTCACCCCAAGCATCCTCAAGGGTAATAACGCCTGTCATTCGGTAGGCTTTAGCTTCCCACCATTCAGCAGTGAATTGTCGCACTTTGTTGTTCATAAGGTAGTCTGAGGCGTCCTTAAACGCCCCCAGAGCGACGATCTTAGCTTTGTTAGGGCTGAGTACCTGAGCGCACTTCTCAGCGGCCTCACGGCCTGCTGTGTCGTTGTCGAAACAAATCACGACATTCTCAAAACCCTCAAGCCACTCAAGATTGCTCTTGAAGTCCTTGACTGCCCCACCTGCACCTTTGGACACTGAGACCACCGGGTAGCGAGCACCAAGCATCTCAAAGGCCGCTAGTGCGTCCAGTTCTCCCTCGACAACCGTTACATAACGACCACCCGACTTGAACAACTGCTGACCGAACAGCGTATTGTTCCTCATGTCGCCTAGGGTGCGGAAGGTCTTAGTCTTGACCTCCCGAACCTTACAACCGACTAATGCACCGTTGTTGTCGTAGTACGGGTAATATTGCGAGTGTGCGTCAGAATGTACGTTGAACCTTTTCGCAACTGATTCCGGTATCTTTCGATCTGAAATCGCTTGAGTGGTTCCATACATCTCCACTGGCTTAGTG